CCGGTCAAATCGATGTGGCAGACCGACAGCCTCGCCCTCCGCATGATCATGCGCCTCAATTGGATCATGCGGCGCCCGGTGGTCGCCTGGATGAGCGGCGTCACTTGGAAGTAATGTTCTGCTAAACTCATTGGAACTGTGCCAGCACGAATGAACGTGCTTCGGGGCGACTGTAAACGCCCCGGCGCAGGACCAAACAAAATCGAAACAAGGAGAACGATCATGGCAGACCAGCAACAGGATCAGAAACAGCGCCTCATGCAGGAACGCGAACAGCGTGCCAGGGAACAGGAAGAACAGCGCGCGGCACATCGCGGCACGCCGACGCCGACCCAGGAAGAGGCCGACTTGCTCAATCTCGGGCAGCATGTCGAGCTGGCCAAGGATGGCTCCGAGGAAGATCACAACGTCGGCTTCACCCAGCGCCAGCTCGAGGGTGAACGCGGCGGTGATTACAAGACCCGGCGTTCGGAACCGCAGCAACATCAGCCCAGCGGCTCGCAGCAACGATCGCCGCAACCGCAGCCGCATTCCCAGCATACGTCGCCGCGGCCACCTGAGAACAAGTAAGCGACGATAATGAACCTGCTCGGCAGATTCTCACGGAACTGGAGGACCCCGGTCGCGAAAGCGGCCGAGGGCGAATATCGCCCCGGCCCGTGGAATCTGCCGATCACGAACGGCTGGTTGCCTGCCCAAATCGGCAATTCGATCAATTGGTGGCAACTCGGTTACGACCCGATCCTGGCGGGCAGCAAGCTCGCCATCATCGAGGCGTGTGTCGGTGCCTATAGCCAGACACTGGCGATGTGCCCAGGCGACCATTGGCGCAGTTTGCCGAACGGCGGGCGCGAGCGCGTCACCACCTCGGCGCTCTCACGCATTCTACGCAAGCCGAACGATTATCAATCCATTTCCGATTTGATGCTGAATGCGGTGCGCCAGCTCTACCTCGAGGGCAACGCCTATCTGTGGTGTCCGCGCAACGCCCGCTTTGAGATCCAGGAACTGCACCTGATGGATAACCGCTACTCGCGCGCCATGATCGACGGCGAGGGCGAGGTGCATTACCAACTCGGCGGGAATGCCATCATTCTAAACCGGTTCGGCTCGCTACTGTCGCGGGTGCCGATGCGCGACGTGCTGCATATCAAGCTGCACTGCGATCAGCTGCGCGATCCGCTACGCGGCGAAAGCCCGCTCACCAGCGCCTATCTCGACGTCGCCACCGGCATGTCGATCCGCGCTCAGCAGGCAACGTTCTACCAAAACCAAGCCAAGCCCGGCACTGTGCTGGCGACCGATCTGCAGCTCGACAAGGATCAGGTGTCGGCGCTGCGCGATCGCTGGACTGAGCAGACATCCGGCAGCAACGTCGGCGGCACGCCGATTCTCACCAACGGGCTAAAACCGCTGGCGCTGCCGAACGTCGCCTTCCGCGATGCGCAGATGGCCGAAGTGTTGAAGCTGACCGACGCCGATATCGCCATGGCGTTCCGGGTGCCGCCCGCGATCCTTGGCATTGCCCAAGGTCCGCGCGAGACCGAAGCGCTGATGCAAAGCTGGATTGCCTCCGGGCTCGGCTTTTGCTTGAACCACGTCGAGGAAGCGTTCGGCCTCACCTTCGAGCTGAAGGGGGTCCCGGACGAGTACGTGGAGTTTGATACCAAAGCACTTCTGCGGTCAGCTTTTGTGAACCGCATCGAAGGTCTGACGAAGGCCGTCATCGGCGGTGTCATGTCGCCGAACGAAGCCAGAAATTCTGAGGATCTTCCTAACACACCGTTTGGAGACGAGCCGAGGGTTCAACAACAAGTGGTCCCATTGTCGCAAGTGGGTAAAACGCCTGCAGCTCCCGCCGCTCCGCCCGCGCCGACAGCCCCACGGCCGCCGCCGCCAAGCAGGAGCTTGTTTGATGGACAACGAGACGCCTACGTTCGAAGCATGCTCAACCGATCCAAACAGATCGAACGCGAGCATCAGCGACGCATTTCAGGAGATGTTGTTTGAAACCGGCGCGCATGTCATCGCCGAGCTGCGCCGCGACTGGGTGCGCGAGATGGAGGTGCAGCGGGCGCAAAGCCGCGAGACCATCGCCAATCTGCGCGCTGAGCTGATCCAACTACAACATCAGTTCGCCGCGGAAGTCAGCACGCGACTTCACGACGTCAAGGACGGCGAGCCCGGCCGCAATGGCGCCGACGGCCAGCGCGGATTGCCCGGCGACCGCGGCGACCGCGGCGAGATCGGGCCGATCGGGCCGCAGGGCTTGCCCGGCGAACCCGGACGGAACGGTGAGCGCGGCCTGACCGGTGAACGCGGCGAGCAAGGGCCGATCGGGGCCATCGGACCGCCTGGATTGCTTGGACCAGTAGGGCTGTCCGGTGAGCCGGGTCGTAACGGCGAGCCGGGACCGATCGGCATCACCGGCCCGCGTGGCGAGCAGGGTGGGCCAGGGCCTCGCGGCGAGCGCGGGGAACTTGGGGAGCCCGGCCGCAACGGGGAACGCGGTGAACGCGGCCTTGATGGCGCGCCAGGGGCACAAGGTCAGCAAGGCTTACCCGGCGCCAAGGGCGACCCAGGGGAGCCGGGCCGTAACGGCGAGCGCGGCGAGGTCGGCCCGCAAGGGCCCGCCGGATCGCCTGGGCAACGCGGGGACCGCGGCGAGCAAGGATTGCGCGGCGAAATAGGGGAGCACGGCCGCAATGGCATTGACGGGATGGTGGGGGCGGCCGGACCGGCCGGGCCCGCGGGAGCGAAGGGCGACCCGGGCGAACCCGGCCGCAATGGCGCTCTGGGCCCGGCCGGACCGAGCGGACTGAAGGGCGAAAAAGGCGACACCGGGCAACGCGGTGAGCCGGGCCCGCGCGGCGTCATCGCCCGCGCCGTGCCGTGGTCGGACAAGATCTTTTACGAGGGCGAGATCGTCACGCACGAAGGTTCGTGCTGGCAAGCCGTCACCGACACCGCCAAGCGCCCTGGGACGTCCGACGACTGGGCGATGATCGCCGCCGCAGGCCAGCCGGGGCTGTCGTTCCGCGTGCGTGGCACGCATACGCCGGGCGAGGTCTACAAGGCGCTCGACGTCGTTACCCTGGATCATTCCTGGTTCGTCGCCCGGATCGATAACCCGGGGCCGATTCCTGGACCGAACTGGCAAAGCGGGCCGGTCGGCAAGAAGGGCGAAAAGGGCGTGCCAGGACCGCGTGGTGACAAGGGCGAACCCGGCAAGACGGCCCCGCACTGGATCGGATGCAAGCTCGACGGCTTCATCCTGAAGACCGTGCTGAGCGACGGCACCCTGGGTCCGTCGATCAATTTGGTGCCGCTGTTCGAGCAGTACGACGCCGAGCGTGCCAATCGCGAGCACTGAATCATGCAACAGATCCTCAATGTCCTGGTGAAGGCTGATACCTACGACCTCGTCACGCTCGAGGGGATGAAGGCCATGTTGCTGATCCCGCCAACGGACACCAGCAAGGACATCTTGCTGACGGAGTTGATTACCGTCGTCAGCGAAACCGTCGCCAAAATGTGCAATCGGGTGTTCAGCTACGAGAAGGTGCGCGAGCAGTTCTATCAGCTCGAGGACGGCAATAGCAGCCGTCTCTATCTGTCGCGCTGGCCGGTGAAGTTCGCAGACATCGAGAGCATCAATCGCGACGATGATGATTACGATTTGCTACCTGACAACCCGACGCGCTGGCTGCTCGAGGAAGAGACGGGGATGCTCTACAGCTACCCGGCCAGTGGTTACTGGTATGGTACGGTCGATGTGATTTATTCCGGCGGCTACGTGCTGCCAGATGAAGCGCCGGGCCCGCTCAAGTTCGCGGTCGCGGGCGTGATCCGCGAATCCTACATGGCCTGGATTCGCAACCCGGCACTGTTTGGCGTGCGCCAGCTCGGGCACAAGGAAGCGCGCATCGCTTATTACGATCCCACCAAGTTGGGCGTTGCGCTCGGCTCGCCAGAGACTTGGCAAGCCGTGCAAAGCGTTCTCGACGCCAGATACACACGATTTTGGGTGTAGCGATGAACAAACAACTCGACGACCGTCGTCCTGCCATGGCGCTGCCGCATCCCGGCGAGCATTTCTGGCGCGCCTTTGCTGCCAAGGTACGCGGCTCGATCCTCGGCGAGCTTGCCGAGGACTTGCTGCGCGAGCGGCACCCCGACGATCACATCGCACCGTTGCTGCTACGCGCCGCGTCGGCGCCCGCCAAAACCACCGTGCCCGGCTGGGCGGCGGAGCTAGCGCGCAAAGCTGTGTCGCAGGCGATTGAGGACGTCGTCAGCATGAGCGCGGCGCGGCATGTGATGGACGCCGGAGCGCTGCGCATCGATCTCGGTCGCTTTGCCAGTATCGTTGTGCCGGGGCGTTCGAGCACCATAGCCGACGCCGGTCAGTGGGTGGCGGAAGGCGCGCCGATTCCGGTGCGGCAATTCCAGCTGCCCGGCTCGACCTTGACCGCGCACAAGCTGGCGGTAATCGCCACCTTCACCCGCGAGATGAGCGATAGTTCCAACATTGAGGACGTGATCAAGGCGCTGATCACAGAAGCCGCCGGACCGGCGCTCGATGCGGCGATCTTCTCCACCGCCGCGGGCACGGCCGCGCGCTCGCCCGGCATTCTGCACGGTGTGACCGGGCTGACGCCGTCGACGGGCGCCGCCTATGACGATTGCGGCGCCGATCTCGGCGCCTTGATCGGCGATCTTGCCAGCCGCAACGGCGGCGCAAATGCGGTATTTGTCGCCAATCCGGCGCAGGCGATGACCATTCGGTTTTTCAGCGGCACCCAGCTCGACGCTTGGGGCAGCGTGCCGTTAGCCGGGGGCACCGTACTTGCGCTCGAGCCAGCCTCGCTCGCCATCATGCTCGGGGTCGAGACCTTCGACGTCGCCGACGTCGGCACCCTGCACATGGAAGACACCACGCCCGGCGATATTTCCGGAGGATCGACGCCAGTCAAAAGCCTGTTCCAGACCGATACGCTGGCGCTGCGAATGATATTGCGCGGCGATTGGGCAATGCGCGCGCCGCACGTCGCCTACATGACCGGCGTGTCCTGGTGATCCGCCATGCCGATGCGCATGGAGATGGATGCGAGCGAAGTCACCGACGCGATCGATAAGTTGCTCGAGAACCTGCATGCGCTGCCCAACGACTTCGCCACTGAGCTGACCGACTGGCAAGCCGAGGACATGCGGCGCAAGTATCCGCAGACCGATCGGCCGGATGAAAACACGGCCGAGACCGACGTCTATCCGCGCTCGCGTACATGGCACAAGCCGCCCACCGGCCAACCGCCGGGACGGCCGCCAACTCAGCACTATCGTTCGAGCTTCCTGCGCGTGCCACGCGGCGCTCGGCCCAAGTCACCGACCGGCCAACGCAGTGGCTTCCGGTCGGGCCGCCCGATCCTTCGCAGCGAGCTGTTTGAATCGCTGAGCATGCGCATCAGCGAACTGCTGCGCCGGGCCAAACTGATGGAATGAGCCATGGCAGTTAATTTCGGCATCGAGGTCTATGCGGCGAATTACGCGGAATGGGCGCGGCCGATCTCGGTCAAACCGATCGGTTCGCAGCCGGGCATGCCGAGCTATAGCGCGCGCGGCATCTATCACACCGGGGCGGTCTTTGTGCCGTTGGAAGACAGTTCACTTTTGTCCGACCAGCAGACCACACTTGACGTACTCGAGGCCGAGTTTGCCGTGGTGCCCGCCCAGCATGACCTCATCAGCATCCCGATGGACCCGGCCTCGGGCCTGCCGCCGTTGCCCGATTATGAGGTGGTCGACGTCTCCAGCAATGGCGGCGGCGAAACCACCCTGACTTTGAAAAAGCTGGTGATCCCGGCGCTGGCGGTGCAACCGTGAACCTGTTCTATGAATTGGAGGAAGTGCCGCAGAGCTGGCCGACGTTGTTCGTGCCGCAGCCGCCGACCAATGCGCTGCAGCAGATCCAGTCGGCCGGTTATCTGATCCGCGAGACGCTGTTCACTGCGGTGGCCGAGCGCGAACCGTTTTTCGCCGACTACAAAACCAAGCGCCGCACCAAGATGGACCCGGTGCAGGCCAACGCGTTGCCGTATCTCGGAATCTATCTCGGCAAGGAAAACATGGGCCCGGACGGCGATGCCAACGCGGGCGATACCCGGTTCAGCCACACGCTGCCGATCCACTTCTCGGTGATCATCGCCAACAACAACGCCGACGATGCCGAGCGCACCCTGGATCAGGCCTATAACCGCATCATGCAGCGGATCTTTCGCGACGCCTGGGTGATGAACGTGCTGCGCACCACCAATCCGTGGTCGCATCTCGAAAACGCGGGCGACGTCAAAATCGAGTCGATCGTGCGCGGCCAGAAAGAGACCGTGTTCGGTCTCGCCAGCGGCAACAACGAAACCCCGATCGGCGAACTGCGCTACGTCATGTCGGTGTTCTTCAGGTCGCCTTGGGACCCGGTTTTTTAGGAGCGGTGAGCCATGAGCGGCGCCAGCGATTATGTGGCTACTCTGGTCGGGCGCTGGGTGACCGGGCAACGACCGATGCCCGCGTTGCCGGAAGTCTGGATGGCGCTGTTCGCCACGCTGCCATCGGATTCCAACATCGGCGGCACCGAGCTGTCCGGCAACGGCTACGGCCGCGCCCAGGTGTCCGGCCAGCTCGCGGTCTCGGCCGCGGTCGCCAACGGCACCGTTTTGAACTTCGCCAGCGTGCCAACCTGGATCGTGCCGGGCATGAGCGTGTTCAGCGTCAGTGATGAAACCTCGATCGCGAGTGACCAAACCGTCGCCGCCGTCGACACCACCAACAACACCGTCACCTTGAGTGCGCTGATCGACAACGCGATTGCACTCGGCGACGTCATCAGCTTCTCGGTCTATGCGGACGCCACCGGTTCCAACCCGAGCATCTTCAGTAATGTCGGGCCGATCAGCTTTCCGCTCACCACCATGCCGGGGCCCGGCACCGCCTACGGCTGGGGATTCTTCGATGCGCAGACCGGCGGCAACTTGCTGATCGCCGACACTATTGCGGGCGGCGCGCAAGTGATCTCCGGCAATATCTCGGCGACGTTCGCCGAAGGCCAACTGATCGTCACCATCACATGAGCATTCTGGATCTCTCCGGCGCCACCACCGTCGGCATTGTCGGCACCGCCACCGCACCGGAAAGCGCGCTGCGCATGGCCGGACGCACGCAGATCCGCATTATGAGTTTCGCCGACGCATCCAACATCAACGGTGATGCGCTGGCCGAGATCGACGTGTCGACCGGAATCAAGATCGCCGACACGCCGGAGCAGATGGCGCAGCGCCTGCAGATCAAAGCCAAATACGTGTTCAGCCCATGAAAGGATCAGCACCATGGTGAACGTTCGCATGCAGCCCAGCAAACCAACCAACCAAGCAGACGTCGCCGCCAGCCAAAAGGCCGAGCCGATCGACGGCATCCGCGGCCGCAAGCTGCGCGAGAACCAGGAAAAGCTGCGCGCGCTCCGGCGCCCAGGGCTCCGCGTCGTGCCCGCCGAGAATCATCCGCGGCTGACGGCCGAGCAGATCCGCAAGCACATCAAACACGCGCCGACCGGTGTGCGCTTCCGCGATAGCGGCAGTATCGAATGGCCCAACGACCGGTTCACCCAGCGGCGCTTGCGCGAGGGCGTGATCAGGCTCGCCGACGACAACAACAAATCCGGCGAGGAGCGCCGCGAGGAGCGGCGCGATCAGCGCCAGGACCAGCGGCGCGAGCCCACCCCGCCCGCCAGCGAATGATCAGTGCGCACCGCCGTCGAAACAACCGTGGATGACTTGCCGGATCTCGATCCGGTGGTCGCGCACGAAACAACGGCCTACGGCTGGCGGGGGCTGACGGCGCACGGCGAGGTGTTGGAGGTCAAACGTTCGAACGGCCACCCGATCGCGGTGCCAATCGAACTGCTGGTGACACACGGCGGCCGGTCGATCGGCCGCCGCGCGGTCACCAATGAGCTGGCCATCAACATTGACGACTATCTCGCGCACTTCAATCGCATGGTCGCGCTGCATCGCGCCAACCAGTTCAACGAGGCGCTGGTCGAGGCGGACGCAACGCTGCGGATCGCGCCGACGCTGCGCGCGCGCTTCAATCGCGCGATGGTGCTGCTCGCCGTCGGTCATTGGCGCGAGGGCTTCGCGGAATACTGGAGCTGCGAGCAGGAATCTTCGCTCATGCGTCCGCCGGTGCGCGCCGCGCTCGATGCGGGCTTGCAGCCATGGCACGGCGAAGATCTGTGCGGTAAGCGGCTTTTGCTGATTCACGCGCACGGCTTTGGCGACAGCATCCAGACGCTGCGCTACGTGCCCGCGCTTCAAGCGATGGGCGCCGACGTGGTCATGCTGATGCCGCGCGAGCTAGAGCGGTTGGCGGCGCAATGCGGTTCGGTTGTGGGGGCGCTGCAGGACGCTGATTTCTTCTGTCCGATGCTGCATCTGCTGCACGTACTGCAAGTGCATCCCGACCACGTGTCCGGGAAACCCTATCTCAACGTCGATCGTGCGCTGGTTGATCGGTGGTCCAAACGTATCGATGCGGACCGCCGCAACATTGGCCTTGCTTGGTCGATCGGTAACCCGAGCCTCAGTGATTATCCACGCGAGATCTCGCTCAGCGACCTGATCTCGCCGCTCGGCGACGCGCAACTCTATAGCGTGCAAGCCCAATATCAGGAGGAGGCGGCGCGCATCGGCGTCAAAGCGTTTGAATTTGAGGACTTCGCCGACTGTGCCGCGCTGATGTGGCGGATGCAGCAAATCATCAGCGTCGACACCGCGGCGTTGCACCTCGCCGGTGCGATCGGTCATCCGCGCGTGGTCGGCCTGCTGTCGCATTGGGCGAGCTGGCGCTGGATCGCGCCTTGGTACGCGAACGTCAGCCTGTGTCGCCAGCAAGTGCCGGACGATTGGGCGAGCGCCCTAAATCAAGCGCAAATGTAATGCCCCTGCAACGCGTCTCACAAACTTCGATCGGTGCGGGGCGCATCCGAGGTCCGGTCAGCCAATATCTAAATCGGAACGAGACGGAGTTGCTGGTTGCGCTGGTGCGCAGCGTGATGCCGCGCGTGATGATCGAGTTCGGCTGCAATCTCGGGTTCACCGCAAAGCGCGTGCTCGACAACGTGCCGTCGCTCGAATGCTACATCGGCATCGATGTGCCAGCGGGGCACGAAACCACGCTGACATGTCAACGAAGCGAAGTGCCGACCGCCGCCGGTTCGTACGTCGCCAGCGATGAACGGTTCTGGTTGTTAATGGTAGAGGAACGGCTGACCGCCGATCAGCTAGAGCCATGTGACGCGGTATTCATCGACGGCGATCACAGCGAGCAGGGCGTGAGTCGCGACAGCGATCTGGCGCGCGCGTTGGTTCGGCCGGGCGGCATCATTGTTTGGCACGACGCGGGAAACCCGGCGGTCGAGGTCACCGCAACGCTCGAACGGCTGGCCGATCAGGGCTGGCGCATCAAACACATCGAGAATAGTTGGCTCGCGTTCATGCGGACGTAGCCGGATGATCAGCTAATCCTGATTAGTAAATCAGGCGCCCGCGCCTGACAAAACCAAACAGCCCGTGCGGGACCAGGGCTGCTCGGCCCGTCGTGATGACGCGCCATTCCCCCGATGGAGGTTCCCCTATTCGGTGTACCGGCCGTGCTTGTAGTTAGGATTGTTCTCGCCGGTCACGCCGCCGCGCTCAGTGAGTTTGTCGCGCATTTTTTGCTTGGCAGCTTCCGACGTCAGCTTTCCGTAGTTGGGATTCTTGGCGCCAGCATAGTCGCGGTTCTTGGTCTTGATGCCGCGCTTGACATCGCTCGATGAGCGTTCGCGCTCTGCAGGATCAGTGTAACGACGCAACGCCGCTTGTCGCATCTTCTCGCGCTGCTCGGGAGTTTTGGGAATGCCTTTGAAACGGCCAGCAGCTTCTTTTGCTTTTAGCTTCCGAAATGCCTCGGCATGTTTGTAGCCGATGCAGGATTTTTGACCGCCGCCAGCGCGGTTCCAGCCAATCCCCGGACGCGGCCGTAAACGCGCTTCTAGTTCGAGCGCTTCGATACCCGGACCAACAAAAAGAACTTGGACCCTGAAATCGGGCGGCAGCGAATGCGCGCCCTTACCGTTCCCGCGCCGATGAGCAGCAATTCGGACGGGGAGATGCGCGGTGATCCCGACGTAGCCGTGATGCCACGGACAAATGCAACGCTCGTCGTGCAGCCAATAAACGAAGGTCTGTTGGTTGTTGTCAGGCAGCATCTGTTCCTCCAGGTAGCATCGTGAGAATATCCCACATCAAAAGGAGGCGCAAGTGCCTATTAGCTTTGCACAAATCCCGCAAAATATCAAAGTGCCCCTCTACTGGGTGGAGGTCGACCCCTCGATGGCCGGTCTGCCATCGATCAACTTGCGTGCTCTCTTGATGGGCACGATGTTGACTGGACCGAGTTCGGGCATCTCCACTGCGACATGGGCAGCGGGCGTAACGACGTTCACGACGTCCTCGGCTCTCAATCTGACTGTGGGTCAAGCGATCACTGTCGAAGGAGTGACCCCGACCGCTTACGATGGCAACTACACAACGATCACGGGGACGACCGGATCGACCGTCGTCGTGACTGGTCCGACCCTAAATCCTGGGACATATACCAGCGGCGGTCTGATCGTCGCGCTAGACCCGAGTATCGCTGATGCCACGCCGGATGTGCCAATTCCGATCGGCTCGCAGGCGCAGGCCAACGCCCGCTTCGGCCACGGCTCGGAACTGGCGCGCATGTTCCAAGCCTATTATGCCAATAACTTTGCGAATGAGGTTTGGGGAACTGGGTTATCAGAGCCGATCGGTGCCAGCGCTGCCACCGGCGATATTGTGATATCGACGCCGCCGACTGCGGCCGGAACGATCTTCCTGTACATCTCGGGCACCTTCGTGCCGGTCAACATCGCCACCACCGACACCGTCGACGACATCGGCTCGGCGATCGAGATGGCGATCAACGATGACGACACGTTGCCGGTGTCGGCAGTGAACACGACGGGCACGGTGGCGCTCACCGCGGTATGGAAAGGCATCGCGGGCAATGAGATCACGGTGCAACTCAACTACTACGGCGGTCGTGGCGGCGAGGCGACCCCGGTCGGACTCGGCATCAGCTTGCCGCCCAGTGGCACACTCACCGGCGGCGTCGGCACGCCGTCGCTGACCAATGCCATCCTCAACCTGGGTGAATCGCCGTTCGAATACGTCGCCTGCGGCTATACCGACTCCAACACCATCTTCGATCTCGATCAGGAATACGGCTTCACCGACCAGGGCCGCTGGGGCTGGCAGCGTCAGCTGTTCGGCCACGTGTTCATGGCAAGGCGCGGCGAGTATTCCGATCTGGTGTTGTGGGGCCTCAACAACAATTCGGGTGTGGTCTCGGCAATGGCGTTCGAAAGCATGGCGCCGAGTCCGAACTTCGAATGGGCCGCGGCCTATGCCGCCAAGGCGCAACGCGCGCTGATCAACGATCCGGCGCGGCCGTTGCAATCGCTCTCGCTCAACAAGATCAAGGGCGCGCCGGAGCACCATCAGTTCGACTTCGTCGAGCTGAATTCGCTGGCTAGCTCTGGGCTCGCGATCCAGCAGATGGGCAGCGACAAGCAGCCGATGATCCTGCGTGAGCAGACGATGTATCAGCTCAACCTGTACGGGGCGACCGACGACGCCTACGAGCTGGTCACTACCTTGGCGACGCTGGCCAAGCTGATGCGCAATCAGAAACACGTCATCACCACCAAGTTCCCACGTCACAAGCTGGCCGACGACGGCACCAAGTTCGGACCCGGGCAAGCAATCGTCACCCCCGGCATCATCAAGGCCGAACTGATCGCCGATTATCAGCAGGATGAATACAACGGCCTTGTGGAGAATCTGGCGGCCTTCAAGGCGCATCTACTTGTGGAGCGGGACCCGAATGATCCGAACCGGGCGAACGTGTTGTATCCGCCCGATCTGATCAACCAATTGCGCATCTTCGCGGTGCTCAATCAGTTCCGCCTGCAGTACGACCGCGGCGTCGATACCGCGATCATCGGCCCGGCGCCGTCGCCGTTCAACGCCGCCTCGCAGATCCTGGTCGGCTAAGCAAATCGAGCGCCGCGCCCTGCGGCGCTCACCTCTGGCCCGCCGTGACGGCGCGCCCTTCCTCACAAATGGAGAACGACAATGGCCCAACGGGTCGCAGGAATCGCGTTCCTCGCTGTCGACGGCAATCAGCTGCAGCTGCGTGGCAATTTCACCGTCTCACCGTCGGCGGTAGAGAGGACCATGATAGCTGGTCAGGATGGGGTACATGGATACCAGGAGCTTCCCAGAGTACCTTACATCGAGGGTGACATCACCACCATGCCCGGCCTCTCGCTCGAGGCGCTCGAGCAGGAAACTGATAGCACAGTTGTGGCACAGCTCGCCAATAACATGCAGTACACCTTGATTGGATCAACATGTAAGGCCGGGCTCGAGGCCAACACCCGCGACGGTCAGGTGCGGGTGCGGTGGGAAGGCTTGAGTTGCCAAGAGGTCCCGCTCTAATCTGATCAACAACAACAAATCATGGATGGCAAAACATGAACGATGTTCCGCGCGATCAATCGCAGTTTCGCGAGGGGTTCGTCAGTACACCCGGCCCTGCCGACAAGTCCAAGCCCAAGGACGTAGCGGCGGCGCTGGCGTCGCATCCGGGTCCGGAGATTGCCGATTCTCCGGCCGAGCTGGACGTTGCCGCGCCGATCGTAACGTGGCCGATGGTGGTTAAGTTGTCGTTCAAGCCGATCCCGAACGGCAAAGGTGAGACCGTCGACGAACTGGTGTTCCGTGAGCCCAAGGGCGGCGACATCAACCGCTATGGCAATCCGGTGCGCATGAACGCGGCCGGGGATTGGTGCATCGAGGAGCGCAAGATGCACTACATCATGGCGGCGCTGTCCGACGTATTGCCGCCGTTCCTCGACGCCATGGATACGCGCGACTGGAATTTCGCGGCCTATGAACTGATGCGTTTTTTTCTTCCAACTCGTCGGGTGTCTTAGGCGCCGAACTCGACATCATCCTCGATTGCTACCGTCTCGCCCACTACTACCATCAACCGCCTGAAATGTTTCTCAACATGACGCTCGGCGAAGTGCGCCTGCATTTGCATCGCACCTCGCAGCTCGAGCGGCAACGCGCGCGCGAGTCATCGGATGGCTGAAGAACAAGTCGTCAGAGTGCAGGCGGTGCTCGATGATCAGGCTACGGCCCAGATCATTCAGCTACGCAAGACGATGGATGATGCTTCCCAGGCCGCGGCGACGGCCGGGCAGCGGGTGGGCGAAGGCGTTACTGAGGTCGAAAAAGCGATTGCGAATCTCGGCCAATCGGTGCTCGGCGTCGGCCGCACGTTCCAGGACTTAGGGCGCGTGATCGGCCCCGTTCCGCTGGCGATCGGACTGGTCGGTTATGAGATCGTCCGCAGCATCGGGGCGATGAAAGAGTGGGCGCAGGCGGGCGCCGAGATGGGTAATGCCGCGCGGCGGATCGGCATAGATCCTGGCCAGTTCACCGCGATCACCGATCAGATGCGGGCGATGGGCACCAACTCCAAGGACGCCATTAACAATTTGATCGGTTTCAATCGCGCCTACACCGAGATCATGACGAGCCCGGAGAAGCGGCAGGAGATCCTGAAGCTCGCGCCGGGGCACGCGCAGGAGATGGCGCGATTCCTGCTCGAATACGCGCGCACCAACGATCAGCTGACGCAGATGAACGCCGTTCGGCACGCGGCGACGTTCGTGCGCCAGAACGAGCTGAACGAAACGCACAATGAGCGGATGGCGGCTTTCCGCGAAGAGCAAGTTCTGCAGGCGTTCAATGCCCAATTTCTTGAAAAATACACCAAGGATTTGACGCAAGCTGATCTTGCCCACATCCAGCATTTGCGCGAGCTGAACACCAAACAGGACGATCTGCACATAGCCCTGAGCAAGGAGGCCGTCACCCGCGACGCTCTCAGCCGCGAATTGCACGGCATGATCGCCGGGCCAGAAACCGAATTGGTCAAGTTCGCGACGCGGATCGAAGCCGAGATTCTGCAGCGGATGGAAAAAGCCACCTCGCTCATGGAATTCATCGCGGGCTATGCGCATGGCGCCGATACCGGCGAAGGGCCACAAGCATTTCCCAATCTGCCGAACTGGTGGCGGCGTTTCCTGTTCACCGACTTGCTGACCGGCCAAATGGATACTGGCCAGGGCGCGCCGATCCTTCACCAATGGGCGCAGGGTGCGCGCGGCAGTCTAGCCAATCAGCTCGGGCTCGGCTCGCTAGGCGGACCGGCAACCGGCGGCGGTGCCACCAGCATTGCGCGGTTCTCCGGCGGTGATGAAGACGACATCCGGCAAACCGAGACGCAAACCACCAGCCTGGGTGAGAACAGCGATGAGATCCGCCAGCTCAATGCGAATATGGATCTGATGCTCGATCGGTTAGAGAGCGGCGGTGGGCCCGGTGGACTTGGTGGAGGTGGCGGAGGTGGTGGGTTCGGCGGCGGAGGAGGTGGTGGAGGTGGAGGCGGTGGCTATCGCGGCGGAACGACCGGCACGGGCACGGACGGCACGACGACAGTAACACCGCTGCCGTCACCGGCAATCGGACCAACAGGCACGCCGCTCGCAGGCGTAACAGGCGGCCAGCCATTCGGCCTCAACGTCAGCCCCGAACGGTTCAGCGAGATCACGGGGTTGCCGCCGAGCTTCATGAATGTCACCGCGGGGCAACGCGCCTATGCGCGCGGCATCAGTACGGGGATGGGTCCGGGCGGCGTCGGGCTCGATGCTCGATTTGTAGGTGGAAAACCTGCGGTGAGTTGGCCAACGACGGCAGCGGTCGGTGGTGGCGGCGGTCTCGGCACCGCAACCGGTGGCCCTGCGGTCAAAGCAGGCCCGAGCGGCGCTGTTGATCCAAACGCGTTGTTTCAATCCTACGTCACCAAGTTCAAGGGCACTTCGCTCGACGGTTTTGTGCCCAAGGATGGTGCTCAGTTTGGCATCACCAAAGGCACACCGGAGGAATGGGCTCGGCTTGCACTTGCCACGTCGATGCAGGAGAGCGGGCTTAAAGCAAACGCGGCCCATGGCGGCCTCAATCAGTTTGATCGAACCGCTAAGTCCGATGATCTTGCAAACTATGGCTTGCGCGGTCGCGATGTTAACGACCCCGACGCGCAGGCGCAGGCATTGGTCAACGTGATGACCAAGTTCATCCCGCGCGATGGCGTCATCACGAGCCCACAGAGTCGTACCCAAGCCGGTGCTGGTAGATACTTTGGATCATTGGTTCGTGATTGGAATCATCCCGGCATTGACGTGCTGCGCAACAACTACTTGGAATCGGCTGGCAAGGTTGCGGCAGCAAATGCGGTACAACAAACGACGACGCCGACCACAACTGGCTCTCAAGTTGTTGAAACACTCCCCAGTGGCGCGCAAGTCATTCGCGGCGCTGCTACCACGACTCAGGTGACCGGCGTTTCATCAAGCAATCCGTTATTAACGGGAGTGAACCCGACCACTGGCCAGCCGATTGACAGGGCGGTCCTGCAACAAGCCGCACAGATAGTCCAGTTGGGCAACGCGCGTGGTACTCAAGGAGAGGCTTTACAGCAAGTCAAACAATACATCACGAGCCAGGGGTTAACATATTCCACAGGGGAGGACTGTGCCGAGTTTGTCACCGCGGTACTGGCGCGGTCGCAGCATCTCTCTCCAGGGGCGCTGCCACAGGGCGTGAAGGGCGACTATCCATCGGCCGCATCCTATCTCCACTACGGGGATGAGGTGGACGCGGCGCATGCTCAGCCCGGTGACGTGCTCTCCAAGCGTGGCGGGGGCCACGCGATGATTGTCGGGCCTGACGGGTATAACCCTCAGACCCATATACTGGACGTCCTATCAGCCAACAATGATAGACGAGTGCCGGTTCATGTTGGCGCAGATGGGAGGATCGACGAAGGGTACTATAATCAATTTCGCATCGGCCACATGCCTGTTGATTCGACAAAAGTTGCGGCACCGCAGGGGGCAACCGGGACCGATCCAAACAATCCTTTTGCGTGGCCGACATCGGGGACCGAGTCAAACGCTGACTCGATCAAACGCATGAACGCGATTGCGCTCGGTGGCGACAAAGGCATCAAGCTTCCAATCAAAGGCGGTGATGACACCGGCGACGTGGATGCGGATCGGGCGACAGTGGATAAACGCGCGGCAGCGGTCGCGGCGCAGCAGAGCATCAAGCTCAAGATCAAACACAAGAACGCGTCCGCCGACACCACGGTGAAGACCGAGGGCGAGGCGTTCAAGGGCAGCAGCATGGAGCGCACGAATGCGCCGCCGCCGCCCAAGGAAGCGGCGACCAAGTTCAAGGCGGGCGGCTTGGAGTTTGCATAAATGGCCGACGAGGAAGTCGTCAAAGTCCTGAGAATCCGCGCCCAGGTGGAGGGCGAAGCGGTCTCCAAGCTGCAGGCGATTCAGCAGGAGCTGGGCAAGCTCAGCACCGGATCGACGCGGCGTTCGATGCAGGCGGCGACGGAACAGGCGACCGAGTTTCAGCGCGCCGCGGCCCGGCTCAGTGAATCAGCACTCGGTATCGGCCGCACGTTCAAGGATCTGGCCGCCGTGCTGGGCCCGGTGCCGATCGCCATTGGCCTGATCGGCTACGAACTGGTCCGGCAAATCAATGCGATGAAGGAACACGCGCGCGCCTCAACGGAAATGAGCCAAGCGGCACGGCGCGCCGGATTGGGCGCAGGCGAATATGCACTCATTAACGAAAATTTGCGCAAAGCCGGGCTGAACGCGGAGCAAGCAACCGGCACCTTGCAAGGCTTCAGCCGTGCGGTTGCCGAGCTGAGCATTCAAGGCAGCGAGCGGCGTCAGCAAATCATGCGCGATGCTGGTCCGTACTATGCCGAGCTGCAGTCTGGCTTGGTCAAGATGATGCAGGCGGGCAGTTACTACAAGCAGATGCAGGAGGCGCAGCGGATTGCCAACAACGTCGCCGCCAATGAATTCAACCAAAGCCACAATGCGCGCTTGGCGGCTTTCCGCAAGGAGCAAATCCTGCGCGACCTTGGCATGGAGCAACTGATCGATGCCAACAAGGATCTCGAGGATATTGAGGAAGGTCGCACGAAGCATCTCGATGAAGTGTATGCCGGGCAAGAGAAGCTGAACACGGCGCTCGATGACGAACAATCAACGCGCGAGCAAATCTATCGCGAGGCGATGAGCTGGACCGCTGGATTCAATACCGCGCTGGTCAATCTCACCACCGAATTCGAAAAAGGTCTGCTGCACGATCTCGAGCGCGGCAGCATCTTGAAGCCGCCGGGTGAAGGAGTGCAGCCCGGATTGCAGCCGGGCGTGACCAAGCAAGACTGGACCAAGAAGGGTGGGGTGATCGATCCGAGCTGGGGCTGGCACAATCTATTTGGTCGCGGCGGCGGTGGCGCGACCGCGCCGCAGCACCTTTCTGATAACGCGGATGTGTTGGGCCTCGCGCCGGGCTCGCTCGGCTATGGCGATATCAGCAAAGGCTGGCGGCGCTCGACGAACATCGAAGATCATAGCGACCGCGTCGAGCAACAAACTAAAGAGGTCGACCAGAACACCGAGCAGCTGCACGGTTTGAATCTGCGGATGAAGCGCTGGCTCGACCAGGACAGGGGGTCCGTGCCGATTCGCGCCATGGCCGAAGGTGGCATTGTGCAAGGGCCAACACGTGCGCTGGTTGGCGAGGCCGGGCCGGAAGCGATTGTTTCAAAAGGCGGGACATCGGTCGTCAGCAAACCTACGCAGCTGATGCTCGGGACCGATGGCGCGCAAGCCGTTGTGCCGTTGACGTCGGCCGGGGCCGATATCGACAAGACCGTCGCGGGCTTTGCTGGTCAGGAGAAATACATCGCGGGGCGCGCACAAGCCGCCGATCTGATCCAAACTCTGGACGGATACCAGAAAGCAAATCCACAGCAGAAAAACCTGCTCCGGAAATATATGCAAACTGGCGGCGAGGGGATGAGCGCGATCGAGGAAGCGTGGTGCGCGCACACGGTCCGTTCGTCATTCCGGCAAGCTGGATTAGGTGAGTCATTAGGCGGGACATCTGCCGCCGCGTCATCGTTCAACACGTGGCAGCGTGGCGTCGACCCGACCCAAGCGCAGCGTGGGGATGTGGTCACGCTTCCCGGTATAGCGCCCTTTGGGGTGGGTGGACGCGGCCGCACCGGTCACGTCGGCATCGTCACCGGGCCGTATGATCCAAACACCGGCTCGCTCCCGTATGAATCTGGGAACACTGGGACAAGCCCGGGCATGGTCAAGCAAGCCAATCTGCCTGTTGGCGGCACAGGTTCTAATCGTGTGCTGAGTGTTCGTCGGGCCGAGCCGCGAATTCAATTGCACGCTCCGACACAGGTGGCGGCGATGGCCAGCGGGGGCATCGTCGTGCCGATGGGCGCGCCGCCGCCGGGACTCGGCGGACCAACAACATCAGCAGCAGGTTTTTCCGGCGACAGCGTTACTGCGGCGGGACATGCGGCCTATGCCGCGGCGGCGCCGCACGTGCAAAATGTGATCTCGAATATTCACAGTCTGATTGCCGGGCATCAGCGGGGAATTTCGACCGAGCCTGGGCTTGCCGCAGCGTTCAGCGGGCAGGGCGGAGATTTGTTGCGGGCTGGGTTGGTTGCAGCAACGACCAAAGAGGAACTGCTCGGCGCAGGTATTCATGGCGTGCTTGAACCGACACTGACACAGGCGGGAATGTCGAAAGCGGGCGCCGGTCTGACGTCCGACGTCACCGGAATTTTGGGAACGTCCAGTATCGTCGACAAAATGTTGCCCGCGCTCGCGGCCAGAGGCAAACAAGCTTTTCAGCTTGGTCAGGCTGCCTTGGGCTACGAACACGAAACTGCTGACCGCAAGAGCGTCGATCGTGCCGCGGGTGGCGGAGGCGGCAGCATCGAAGGCACGATGACGATCGAGCAGCGCACCGAGAACGTCGCCAAGCCGCGACGTGAGCCGCTGTTCCGGCCGACGCATATCGATCGCCGCGCGCAGATGACCCCGGCCCAGGGCGGGCCCGGCGCGCAGTCGGCGGAGGCCTCGAGCATCAGTTACGGGTGGTGATGCGATGGCAAGTATCTTCGCAATCCGCAACGCGTGGCGGGACAATCTCATTCCGGCGGCGTTTCGCGGCGCCCAGTTCCACTGTGAAGCGCACAGCTTGGAAACCGGCCGCCGCATGGTGCAGCATCAATTTCCCAAGCGCGACACCCCGATCGCCGAGGACATGGGGCATCAGGCGATTGTCTGGACCGTGCGCGGCTACGTCATCTGCTATCCGTTCGACGTTCCGAACTCGAGCCTGTACCGACGCGACTATCGGACCGCGCGCGATGAGCTGTATCGCATGCTCAGCACCGGGCAGTCGGGCGTGCTGCAGGTGCAGACGCTGCCGCCGTTCAGCGTGTGGTGCCAGCACTTCCGCATGACCGAGGAACAGAAGCTCGGCGGCTATGCGACCTTTGACATGACGTTCATGGAGGCGGGCACGCAGACCTTCCCGCTCGAGGACACGTCGACCACGCTGATCAACACCTCGCAGGACATGCGCAATCAGATCATGGCGCAGCTCGCAGGCAATCAGGGAATCGCGGGCTTCCTCAGCCGCCCGGGCGGCATCAGCTCATTGCGGCCGGGGTCCTGAGATGGACAAGGCCGACGCCGAGGAAGCCGCGGGCATCGTCCAACGGATGATGACCCAGCTCATTCGCACCGTGCCGCCGGTCGGCCGGATCGGCTCGGATGCGCGCACCGCCATCAGCGACGTGCGCGCCACCGCCTATTTGTTGCTGCGCGCTGATGCGATTGGGCCGCCACTCAACAACGCATTTGTGGCGGCGCGGACCGTCGGAGCGACGCAGCCGCAGCTCGAAGCGATCCGCACAGGCATCGCTGCCGAGACCCCGCGCACGCTCGGCGCGGTGCTGATCCAGAACACTGGCATCGAGTTGTGTCTAGTAACCGAGGCGGAGATCATCGCCGCCACCGCGTTCGTCAGCCGCCAGGATGTGGACGCGCTGAAAAAGGCGCTGCAGCAACCGTTTCAGGACGCGATCGAAACCGCCGCCGATGACATGGATCAGATGACCTATCAGAACCTGACCGCGCTATACGCGGCGGTGACCAATCATCTGGTGACGACGGCGCGGCCGCTGCCACAACTGCTGAACTACCGGTTCGCGCAGGTGATGACGACGCTCACGATCGCCTATCGGCTCTATGCCGACGCCAGCCGTGCCGATCAGATCCGCACGGAAAATAAAATCGTCCATCCCGCCTTCGCGCCTCCGACTGGAGTGGCATTATCAGCATGACCCTGACCGATACCCCTCCAATCACCCGACGCCCGGGCGAATTCAATCCGCGCGAGATCGCTGCGATTGTCGTCAACGGCATCGAATACACCGATTGGGAAACGGTGTGGGCGCAGGAACGCTGGGCCGAAGCGTTCTCATTCTTTCGCTTCACCACCGCCGAGAATCCGCCGCTGCCGGAGGTCTACACCGATCTGCAAATCATTCCCTGTGATCGCTGCACCATCGTGCTGGGCGGGGCGACCGCCATTAGCGGCTGGGTGACGCAGCGGCAGGTGGCCTACGACGCCGAGCGGCATCAGGTGCAGATCATCGGCAAGGCCAACACCTTCTGGCCTGCGAAATCGAGCATCAAGCCGGAAGATGCCAACATGGACAACATGAACATTGTCCAGATCGCCAACAAGTTGGTGGCGCCGTATGGCGTTAGCGTCGTTCCGATCGGCGATGTGGACACCTCGCCGTTTCAGCAAAAGCAAGCGCCGCCGGGCGGCAATATCTGGCAGTTCCTGGATGAAGCGGCGCGCATGAAAAAGGTGCTGCTCAGCTCCAATGCGGCGGGCGAGGTGTTATTGATCGGGCCGCACGGCATGCCGTCGGTGGCGGTGCTGAAAGAAGGCGTCAACATCAAGAAGATGCAATCCAACATTTCGATCGAGGACACATTTGCCGACATCATTGCGATTGGCCAAGTCGCCGGTCACGACGAGCAGAACATGTCGGCCGCCAACGATATGCAGGGTCATGCCGCGGGCGGCAGCTGCGTGGCGTCGACCTTGGTCATTCCGGTCGAGGACCCGGTGCAGACGTCCGCCGAGCTTACCAAGCGCGCGCAATTCGAAGCGCAATGGACGGACGGCGCCAAGGTGACGTGCAACATCACCGTGCAGGGCTGGTTCAATGAGTTTGGCGATCTGTGGCGCGCTGGTCAGCAGGTGATGGTGATCTCGCCGATGGTGTTCATCAATCAGACATTGAAACTCAAAACTGTCACCTGGACCCAGGACAGCGAGAGCGGCACCGAGACCTTGCTCGAATGCGTGCAGCCGTGGGCGCTGAACGGCAAAGGCGGCGTCAACGTCGCCGATCCGGCGCCCGCCAGTGGGCCGGTGACGCAAGTCACGCCGATGGACATGACCGGGCTCGGGCCGTTATCGCCGACGATCGGTCTCGGCGGGGCGCAGCCGGGCATCGGCCTGTTGCCGCCGGAATCGGCGTTCCCGACCGCCAGCAGCGTCCGTTCACCGCAAGGGGCGAGGCCGAGCTGGCGCGACCAACCGGTCAAATTGCCGCCCGAGGCGCTTACGCCCGGCCACGGCTGGCCGATCTTCAAGAGGAGATGAAACATGGTGCATCGTTCAACCCCGCTCGGCGCCGCGTTCCGTGGCTATGTCGGCGGCGGCTCCCGCTGCAACGTCGACACCATCGATGACTCCAAATTGATGCAGGAGATGAGCGGCACGTTTATGAACGGCGAGGCGCGCAAAGCGATCGAGGCGGCGCAGAATTACGGTTTCACCTCGCATAACATGCCCGCCGATAAAGACGAGATGGGCAACATCACCGGCTGCGCCGAAGTGGCGATGAGCTTCATGAGCGGCTCGCGCTCCTATCCGATCGCGGGCAACATGGACGATCGGCGTCACCGCTTGAAAGGGCTCGACCCCGGCGACACCGCCATGTTCCGCACCAAGAATGATTTCCTGCAGCTGCATTTCTCGCAGAAAGGCGGCTTCATGTCGGCGGCACAAAATCGCACCTTGCGCTTAGCGCTGGTCAACCAGAATGCGCAGGATCAACAACAACAAGGCGGCCAGGGTGGCAGCGGTGGCGGCTCAAGTCAGGCCGGTGTCGGCACCCGCGACAGTGGCGGCGGTGGCGGTGGCGGATCTGGCGGCAGCGGCAGCGGCAGCGGTGGCGGCCAAGGCCAGAACAAGCCGACCGGACAGACGCATCTGCTCGACGATAATCAAAGTTCCAAGCGCTTCATCCACATGACCCAGGATGAGACCGCGCACAGCGGCACCAATGTGCGGTCCTATCTCGATGACGGCGTCGGCTATCACGAAGTCAACACCGACAAGAACGTCTACACCGGCGCGCTCAAGGGCAAAGGCAAGTTCGCCAAAGTCGTGACCACGAGCGGGCCGTGCAAGAACGTCTGGGGCTTGCTGGGGTGAGACGATGGTCAGCCAAGTCCCGGATATCCGGCTTGTCCAGAACACGCTGTTCCCGCGCTACTCGGTCACGCTTGACTGGGAGCTGCTCGAGGACGGCACACTCGACGACACCCAGGCGCTGGCGACCGCGCTCTGTGTCGCGCTCGGCACGAACGGCCTCGCCTCGGTTGACGACTTGCTGCCCGATCCCGATTCCAGCGATCGCAAGGGCTGGTGGGGGGATATGGACGCCGAGACCATCTGGAACGGCTGGCCGATCGGCTCGCGGCTGTGGCTGCTACGCCGCAGCAAAATCGAAGGCCCGAACGCGCAACGCGGCGCCACCATGGCCTGGGTCCAGAACTACATCGTCGAGTGCATTCAACCGTTCGTCGATCATCGCATCTGCAGCACCTTCCGGGTTGAGGTGGCGAGAACCTCGCCGCAGCAGATCGATGCTCTGATCATCGTCTACCGCGGGCCGCAACCGATCATCGAGCTGCGCTATGCCGTCCTTTGGGATGAGCAGGCGCGCTGGTCGCGTGGCGGCGACAGCCCGCCCAACGACAGGTAGCCGATCGGCCTAAACGCACCGGTGGCCGCCCTTTGGCGCCGCGGGCCTATTCCGGAACATCCCATGCCCTGGTCGACTCCCACGCTCCGGACGGTGCGCGGCCTTGTCCGCGATTCCGTCAACGCCGCCCTACCCGGCGCCGACGCCACGGTGCCGAATTCGGTGCTGCGGGTGGTATCCGATAGTCAGGGCGCGCTCTGCCACCTCACCCTGCAGTACATCGATTGGCTGGCGCTGCAGTTGATGCCCGATACCGCGGAGACCGAATGGCTCGACCGCCATGGTCGGATCTGGCTGGTCAACGCCGACGGCTCGGTCGGGCGCAAGCTCGCCACCCTCTCCGACGGCAGCGTATCGATGACGGCGCTGTCGGTGCCGACCCTGGTGCCGCAGTACACCCCGATCACCAGCACCACCGGCGTCAGCTTCGAGACCCTGGCCGACACCATGGTGGCGGTCGAGCCGACCACCGTCGCGGTGCGCGCGCTCGATCCCGGCACGGTCGGCAATCTGGTCACCGGAACCCCGCTCACCATCACCGTTCCCGGCATCACCGGGACGGCGACCGTGGTTGAGCTCGATCACGGCACCGACGACGAGACCGACCCGCAACTGCGCTACCGCGTGTTGTTGCGCATCCAGCAACCGCCGATGGGCGGCGATGCCACGGATTATGAGCAATGGACTTTGGCCGTCGCGGGCGTGACCCGCGCGTGGTGCTTCCCTCAAGAGATGGGCATCGGCACGTGCACGGTGCGCTTCATGATGGACGATCTGCGCGCTGGCAACGGCGGCTTTCCATTACCGGGCGATATCGACACGGTGGCCGCCTATCTGAACACGGTGCGGCCGGTCACGGTCAAAGATTTGTTTGTCGAATCGCCGATCCCTTATCCGATCAATGTGCATATCACTAATCTTGAGAGTGATACGGTGGCGACGCGAGCGGCGATCACCGAGAGTTTGCTTGTTGAATTTCTGCAACGGACGAAGCCCGGTCTATACTGGTACCGCGCTTGGTTAGACGAGGGCATCATCAACGCCACGGGCGTCGACTCCTACGATCTCAACGCCAGCGATGTAACAATGCCAAGCCCCGGCTATATGCCGACGCTTGGAGACATAACTTACGGCTAGAGCCCGTGGCTAATGATCTGGTCATTCCACAGCCGCCCGTTGATCGGCATGTCCGCCGGTCCGGTGATGATTATGCCCAAGCCCTGATCGGCTTGCTGCCCGACGGGCAAGCATGGCCGCGCTATCCTGGCAGCACGGTCGTGCTGACGATGCAGGGGCTCGCGGACTATTGGGGTTTTGTTGATAGCCGCGCCGCCGACTTACTGGAGATCGAATCCGACCCTCGGGCGACGATCGAGCTGCTGCCTGATTGGGAGCGCAATTGGGGCCTGCCGGACCCGTGCCTGACCGATCCGCCAACCGGGATGGCCGAGCGCCGTATCGCGCTCGTCAACAAGATGACGCTGCTCGGCGCGCAGTCGAGGGCGTTCTTCTACGGCGTCGCCGAGGCGTGGGGTTACACCATCGTCATCGGCGAGCACGCGCCCTACATGTGCGGGGTCTCGCGCTGCGGTGATTATTCAGGGAAGTTCAATCCCGACGACGTGACGCACAATCGTTGGGAGCTGGGGCCGCCGGAGATTCGTTATTACTGGACTGTCTACGTCAATGCCAAATCGCTGATCTACTTTCGCTGTAATTCCAGCCAGTGCGGCATCGATCGTCTGTTGCGCATCGGCGTGCCCGCTGACTTGGAGTGCGTGCTCGGTCGCTGGAAACCAGCGCACACCGAGATCGTCTACAACTTCTCGCCGTTCGAGGCGCTCGATTTCAGCCAGTCGTTCAATAGCCAGTACATCGTACTAGGGATGGTCTGACGATGCCCGACAACAGAGAGATCAAGGACGGCCTGGGCAATTTATTCACGACGCGCATGAAGGATATCTCTTCGGCGCAATCCGGGCTGGTCCAGCGCACTTTGCTCTATGCCACGCTCTATCCGGTCGATTATGGTGTCGGCGGCATCTATCAACACTGTGTGCGGCCGCCGCAGCTTGGGCCCGGACTGACTTCGGTGCCGATCTATTCATTTCTTTGGGCCAGCCCCACACTGATAGCTTTAATTTGGCGGCTGCGGATTTCGGCTTGGTCGACGGTGAATCCGTTCACCGCAGGCATTGCCCGCTTCAGCCTCTATCCAGCGCGTTCGTTCACGGGGGCTGATACAGGGGGTCTCACAGTGAATTTTAGCGGCAACCAAAGTAAGTTGTTGACCGCCATGAACTCGTCGGAGGCAGGCATCACGTATGCCAACGGCGGCGCGCTGACACCGGGCACGCGCGTTCTTGATGCCGATCCGCTTGAGAGCGTGATCGTCGCCGCGCCGGTCGCCACCAACACGCCGTTTACTCCGACGCCCATGATCCTTCTCAATCGCGAGCAAGGTGAACAACCGCTCGTGCTCAATAGTAATGAGGGCTTCGTGGTGCAAGCGACCGTGCCATTCGGCGGCAATTGGCAATTCGCACTGACGGCCGACTGGGCCGAAGTTCCAATGTACTGAGGAAACCATGCAATACAATCAACCGCTCGATCAGAAAACAAATCCCAACGCGCCCTACGTCGACGGCGACCCGGACGCCGGGATTCAGGGCTCGATCGTGCCTGCTGCTGCGCTTGAATTTGATCAGCGCGAGGTGATCGAGGTCATCTCGCGCGCCAATTCGCGCGGCTATTCAGATTTCAGCGACACGCCGTGCGCACCTCCGGCCAATGCCGACTTGATGCAATTGCGCAAAGCTATTGAAGGCTTCATCAAGAGCATTCCAGTGCCACAGTTCCCGAGTGATTTGATAGACAGTACGGTGACGTTTCATGTGCATGGCACGTCGCCGGATTTTCCCGATCTGTTTGTTGCAATGGAATATCTCAGCAAATACAAGATCACGCAGCATGGCTTCGTCATTCTTCAGGTGGCCGGAGCGTCGTCCGGCACGGCGACAGTATACAATTACACCAACCAACTATTTTTTGATCACCCGTCTAACCATCGCATCGGCATCTGCGGTGCGCCTATGCTGGCTCCGGTTCCGACGACGCTTGCGTCCTATGCAATCACCGGCAACACCGCTCCACAGCGAGCCGCTGATGCAGTAACGAACTTAGCTATGCTGCGAACCAAGTTCGCTACCGAGCTTCACTTCACACTGGGGTGCGGCCTCGAAATTGACAACATCGGCCTTGGCTTTCTCGATGCGATCTTGGTTAGTGGCGATCACTCAACGGGTCCAACCTCAGATCAGCAACTCATCGCCGCGTGCGGTACCAGTGATACGACTTACTGGTGGGTGCAAGGACCTACGATTCATCCTCCGCAGGGTGTCAACGGTGGTCTTGCGGCTATAAATGGCAACTGGGGATTCACCTGCATTGGCGGCGGGGAAACCGCAGCATATTGGTGCGGCGGTCCGCTCGTTGCGTTTGGTAATAATTTGGCTGGACTGGTGGCGAACTCGCGCTGTGAAGTTTACGTCGGCAATGCGGCTATTATGTTAGGCAACGGCAGCGACGGCATCATCACGACCGCGCAATCTATTAATTATTTTGCCAATTGCTTATCTGCCTGCAACGCCGGACAAGGTGTTTCTGTCGCTTACAACTCTACTCTCATGTGTTACGGCGGCCAAATCTGGAAAAACGCGGGGGCCGGGATGTACGTACTTGATGCGTCATATGCCGCCGCTGTGGCTGATTATGGGGCCGGAGCGAACGTTAACGGGAGTGTGAATGTCTTCGCTTATAACAGCAGCACTATTAATCTTGCTGGCTCAGCTAACGTCAATCCAGCATCGCCGGCTATTAACGGCGGACCCGGCAACAATAATTCATATATCTTCCTGCCATGAGGGGCCGACGATGAACCTTCTGTATTGCGACGCAAACGGCACGGTTGTCAGCGTTCATGACGATCAACAGCCCCAAGTGGACATGTCGGCTTATCCGACGGTGGTGCGCATCATTCCCTACAGTCAACCTCTCTCGACGCTCAGTCGCGTCGGGTCGCCGCCTGTCGGAAACAATCTTATTCCCAACCCTCCAGACACGCGACCTTATCAGCAACCCACCGAGACGCCGCAGATATTGATCCCCTACGCAGCGCAAGTGCGGTTCAACACCGTCAATAAGGGGTTCAACTTCACCGCAGCGAGCGGCGTCGTTCCGGTTGCGACCGACCGTGAGAGCTACATGTTGGTCGGTAACACAGCGGCCTACGCGGCAACCCTGGCGCCCACGGCGGCGATCGATTTTACCCAGAATAATACGCATTACCCGTTGACTGCGGCCGAGATGATCAGTCTGTCTAATCAATTCGGTGCGCTCATTCAGCAGTGCCGCACCATCGAGGCGGCTTGCATCGCCGATCTCACAGGCGCAACGCCGACGATCAAAATTTATGCTGACGTTGACGCCAAGTTTGCGGGTGTGTGACCTATGGCCGGGCCTGCCTACTACGAAGCGACGATCAACATTGCGCTCAACGAGGATTGGATCGTGCCATTTGTCTATGGCACGTATGCCGCTGATGGCATCACAGTGGTCGGGATCGATCTCACCGGCAGCACGCTGAAGATGGAAATCCGTGAGCAAGAATCTGATAACGAGGCGATCGTCAGCGTTAGCTCGCCGAGCAACGGCATCACTATCACCAACATGACCGGCGGCGCGTTCACCATCACGCTCGCGCGCGGCATACTTTGGCGGCTCGCGCCGGGAAGTTATGTTGTTGATTTGGTGCGGTTGATGGCGAACGGCTATCAGGAACGCCTGATCGATGCCACCGCAACAGTGGTACAGGGAACGTCGCGATGACTGAACTGCTAGGCATGGGCAACGGCGTCCCGCGCATCATCGGCACCGCAAACTTGTCGCCGATGCCCGGTGGACCGTCGCTGATCGTGCCGCCAGTCGGTCCAGCGGGACCGCAAGGGCCGATTGGTCCTGTTGGGCCTCCCGGCCCGCCCGGTCCTCCGGGATCGCAGGGCAACACGGGCGCTGTCGGCCCGCCCGGGCCGCAAGGTCCACTGGGTACCCAAGGCGCCCCAGGACCCGGCTACGGCGGCACCAGCACGTCGACCGTAGCGATCGCCACCGGCACGGCTTCGTTTACGACCGTAGCCGGTCTCGCGTATTTGCCCGGCGCTCGCATGCGAGCTTCGGTCAGCGGCACGCCGACAAGTTGGGTCGAAGGCTACGTCACTGACTATACGGCCGGTGTGATCACCCTGGCTGTCGATCTCATTAGTGGCAGCGGCAGCTACTCGAACTGGAACTTCAACGCCACCGGCATGCAAGGTGTGCAAGGCCCGATCGGCCTCACCGGCCCTCAAGGCGCCACGGGAGTAGGTCAAACGGGGCCCGGCTATTTGGCGACCAGTACAACCAGTTTGCCGATCGCGCTCGGCGTCGTGACCGTCATCGTGCCGGTTGGACTCGCCTACACGCCTGGAGCGCGTGCTCGCCTGTCCTCGAACAGCAATCCAGCCCTGTGGATGGAAGGCGTGGTCACGGGCTACACCGGAAACAATCTCACGGTCAACATCGACTTGCATAGTTGAACGAGGAAAATGATGCCAAGTGATTGGAATATAAATCTCGCAGGGCAACAGGGAGCCACAGGGGCGCCCGGTCCGGGTGGCGTACCTGCGGATGCATTTATTGCAACGCTGAGCGCGGATCAGAGTATCGCTATAAACACAAACACTAAAGTCAATTTTAATACAGCCCTTTACAATCAGAATGCTAAATACAACACCACCACGCAGCGTTGGACGCCTTCGGCTGGCCCGGTGCAGATAGAACTACAAGTGTATGCGGGTATTGGGACCCCGACCCCTGGTTCTGCCATTACTTACTTGGTTATAGTTCTCTACAAAAATGGTGTTAGTTGGAAACAGTTTAATAGCAGCGGTCCTTTTGCGACTATGTCGGTTGTTGATACAGCAAACGGCACAGATTATTACGAGGCTTATGCATCAGTAGTGTCGGGCACTGGACCATTCGGGATAAGTTCTAGTGCCGTTTATACTTTCTTCCAAGGCTTCGCGGTTTCTCCAGGTGGTCCAGCGGGCCAAGCGGGTGCGGCTGGTCCGCAGGGTCCACAAGGTCTTCCTGGTCCAACAACACCAGCGGATGCATTCGTCGCAACGCTGAGCGCGGATCAGACGGGGATCGCGGCGAATACCTGGACCAAGATCAATTTCAATTTGTCTGGATACAATCAGAATGGCAAGTTTAATACTTCTAGTTCGCGTTGGACGCCGAGTCCCGGGCCTGTAGAGATAAATGCTCAAATCGCTTGTCCCACGGTCGCTACTGTTTTGCTCGCCATTTACAAAAATGGTATACAAGCCTGCCATAATGCTGGCACCAACACTCCTACCGTTCCTCTCACGATAGTAGACAATGCAAATGGTACTGATTATTACGAATGCTGGGTGCAAAGTAATGTTGCCAACACAGTAACGGCTAACTACCTATTTACTTTCTTCGGAGGCTTCGCGATCGCGCCGCAGGGGCCGGTTGGTCCAGCTAGTTTCCCCGACGCGCCGTCGGACAACACACTCTACGGTCGCCAGAATGCTGGTTGGGTCAGCGCCGCGCCGCTCGACGCGATGGCCTTCAACGGCATGCAGATCAACGGCAGTTGCGATGTCAGCCAGGAGAACGGGGCGAACGTAGTAGCTGTGCCGGGTGGTACGATCAAGTATATCGTTGATGGCTGGTTTGCATATTTTGGGAATAGCACAGCAGTATTTCGAGCATTTCAACAGCCAGCAGGAGGAATTACCAATCTCAGCAATTGCATCGCATTGCAGGCGACCACAGCGATAACCACTGTCGCCGCTGGCGATAGCGCGACATTTCAAGTTCCTATTGAGGGTTACCGTATTGCGCGCTTGGTTTTCGGCACCGCTAATGCGCAGCCAGTTACGATTGGCTTCTGGGTATTTGCATCTATAGCTGGCACGATGGCGGTATCAATTCGCAATGCCGGTGGCACCCGTAGCTATGTAACTAACGTCGCCATTACCGCTGCCAACACGTGGCAATGGGTGACAGTGACCATTCCCGGCGACACGGCTGGAACGTGGGTAAATACCAATGCGTCTGCGTTGGTTGTTACTTTTTGCTTTTGTTGCGGGTCAACCTTTCAAGCCACACCAAACGCGTGGCAAGCTGGTAATTTGTTCGGCACGGCGAGCACCACCAATTTCTTTGCGACCGCCAACAATCAGGTGCAAATAACTGGGCTGATCGTATTGCCCGGGATCGAACTGCCGTCTGCGGCACGCTCGGCTCTGATCATGCGGCCCTACGATCAGGAATTGTTGTTGTGCATGCGGCTGTATGAGAAATTTACCATTCAAGCACTGCAGTCTCCGGCAGCAAGTACGATGACGGTGCCATACAGTTTCAAGGTGCTAAAGCGCAGCATGCCAACAGTGACCACACTGACAGTTCCCACTTATTCAAATGCCTCTGGCGCGACGATTGCTGGCGCCACCGTCGACATGGTCAGCTTGCAGTTTACAGCAGGCGTAGCGGGTGGCTATCTAGCTACGTGGGGACTCGGTGCTGACGCGAGGCTCTGATGGCTGAATATCAACTTACAGCGACCGATCAAGCCGTGATCCGCACCGCGGATAGCGCCTTTATCCCCAACGATCCCGCCAACCGCGACTGGGTCGAGTATCAGAACTGGCTTGCGGATGGTGGCGTGCCTGATCCGTATGTGGCGCCTGAGATGACGCCCCCGCCCAAAGAGAAGTGAGGCCGCGCAATGGCATTTGATCTGGAGGTGGAATATCTGGAAGGCCTCAAGCTGATGGCCTTCTGGCATCAGTGCCCGGTGGAGGACATTCTCAAGCGCATCGCCGCGACCAACCCGCCCGACTTCGGCTTGGCGCTGCGCTGGTACATCTTCGACTTCTTCGTGGGGCGAAAGTATCGCCACAACGTCCACCCCAAGATGCCCAATCGGCGCGTGCGGTTCTGGCACGACAAGTTTAACAACGCACCGACGCCGACGCGGCACTACGTCAAACTCCCTCCGTAAACGCTCGAAGGCGGCTTTGAGCCACGTCTGCCTCGCCGTGCCGATAGCGACGCTCCCGGCGGAAACGCTGCGTGAGCTAGCGACCAAGTCTCACTGCATCGTGTTTCACGACGGCAGCGTTGCTCGGCGCAATCGCACGAGCTGGTTCGTGTATCTGCAATCCTGTGAGCGCGATGGCGATGCCGGTCTATTTGTTGCTCATAGCGCTGCGCTTGATCACGCTGACCGGACCAGACGGGCAGGTGATCGAGCTTAATCCGGGCACCGTGGCGACGCTGCGCACGGTGCGCGACGCGGACCATTTCGCCCGTGGCACGCGCTGCATCGTCTTCACGACCGACGGCAAGAACGTCAACGTCAGCGAGACGTGCCAAAAGGTTCACGAGTTGTTGGAGCAAGCAAAATGACCAGGATCGTCGTATCGTCCGGCCACGGAACCAAAATTCGCGGCGCGTCAGGCTACCCCGTGCCGCCCCAACACGACGAGGTTGACCAAGCAATCAAAATGATGAACGCCGTTGCGGCTAAGCTGAAAGCCGCAGGCGTCGAAGTCGTCACCTTTACCGACACAGTCTCAACAAGTCAGAACGAGAACCTAAATCGTATTGTTGATTTCCACAATTCGCAGACCCGCGATTTGGATGTGTCCGTCCATCTGAATGCCTTCGATCACTCGGCCCATGGGGTCGAAGTTCTGTACGTGACCCAGTCGAGCCTTGCGTCGAAAGTCTCGGCGGCAATTGCTGACGCTGGTGGCTTTACCAATCGCGGCGCCAAGAAACGAACCGACTTGGCGTTTCTCAACGGCACCGAGGAACCGGCAATCCTGCTCGAATGCTGGTTTTGCGACCACACTGGCGATTGCCAATCGGCCGACGCCAAGCACGACGCCATTGCGGAGGCGATCGCCGAAAGCATCAGCGGCTACGAAGTGCCGGACGAAGAACAGCCGCCGGATCAGGAATTGCCGCCGCAACCGCTGCCCGAACCGCCCACGGACGAAAATCGCATCGACATCGTCAGCCACACCCAGGGCCAAGTCGCGTTCGTCATCAACGGCCAGCTGGTGAGCGGGCGCGAACGTTGCCCCAACGTGGTGCATATCCGAGCCAAGGTGACCGGCGACATCATCATCTCGATCAATGGCCAGGATCTGCACAACAAGCCCGATGAACCGAGCGAGCCCGACGAGCCGGAAGTTCCGCCCGAGCTCGAGCGCATTCCCGAGAATCAAAAAGACATCACGGCGACCGTGTTCGGCGGCGACGCGGACAACGAATATTCGGCCTATGGGCCCTACGACAGCCAGGGGCGCGGGCCGTATCTCAACGACACCGATTACTATGTCAGCTTGCCGGTCACCATCGATGATCCCGACGTGCGCGCTCGCGGCGTGCGCGTGTTCAATGTCGACAACGAGCTGAGCGCGGTCGGGCCGATCATGGACAAGGGGCCATGGGTGGTGAATGACGACGACTATGTGTTCGGCGATCAGCGACCGATTGCGGAAACTTGCTACAAGAACAAACAGCCGTTGCCGTCAGGAAGCGGCAGCAACGCAGGCAAGGTGCCGAGCAATGACGCGGGCATCGATCTGAGCCCGGCGCTTGCCAATGCGATTGGCATTGAGGGCAAGGGCAAGGTGCATTGGCAGCTCGTCACCGACGAAGCCGAAACCTCGTAACGCTAGATAGGAGACGGACCATGAACCTGATCGAACGCGTGATCCGTGCGCTGATCTACATCGCCGTGCTGGTGCTGTGCGTGTTTCTGATCTTTTGGTTCCTGGCGGCGATCGGCCTACTCATTCCTTACATGGTCGAGCGCATCGTCTGGGTGATCGTCGCCCTGGTGGTGATCCTGGTGCTGGTGCGACTGTTCTGGCCGGTGCTCGGCGGTTACGACTGGTGGGGCGACCGACGCGGCCCGCCGTGAACTAACTCCCGTTCCTCCCGGACTTGGCCCTGCCCGCTTCCGTGTCGGGTGGGGCTTTTTTTTGACCTGTTGACTTGCCGGGGCGCGAAAGTCTAGCTTTCGCGATCACGAGGACACAATCTTACGATGACCGAGGAAAAATTTCTGCACGTGGGCGGGGTGATGGACAAGTACACCTATCGGCTCGACGCCGCGCGTAAGCCGGTGCGCTGCGACAACGATGATGGGTGGTACGCGTGGTATGAGGACATCGATAATCGGCGCGTGGCGCGCACGCAGCTCACCGACATGATCACGGTCAGCACCATTTTCACCGGCATGGATCTGCCGCCGCACGAACCGCCGCTGCTATTCGAAACCGAAATCTTTGGCGGCGAATACGCGGGCTGTCGCTGGGCTTTTGCCAGCTGGGATGAAGCCAAGCTCGGACATGACGTGATCGTCGCGGCGCTGCGCAAAGTATTGGAAGCATGACACTACATCAAGCCGCCGCCCGCAACGAAGGTGTGATTATGAGCCACAACCAAGCAACGAGCGCGATGGAGATTGCCGCCAAGCTGGAGCCTTTTTTTGATGCGTTGCGCGGCAAGGGGCCGAATGTTCAAGGCGCGGTGCTGGCGCAGCTCACCGCGCGCTGGCTGGCAGGACATGTGGTGCCGGGCTCGCGCGAGGAGACCGAGGCGGCCCGGCAGAAAATATTCGAGATGCACATCGCGCAGACATGGGAGCTGGTGTCGGTGTTTGAACGCTAGATCGGGGCGGTCCCCGAGAGGCACCACTAAAAGGGCGGCACGGGCAGAGAGGGTGGCGAAGATGGTTGATGATGTTCTACACGTACCGAAAAATGAGATGCCACGCATCGATGCGATATGGGCGTTCCTCTCGATCGATCCGGAGGACGGCAACGAGGGCGTGATCGCCGGTCCGCTGATGGGGCCGGGCTCGGTGGTGCCGCTGGTCGCGGCCGACGAAAAGCGGCTGGCCTCCCTGGAACCATTTGCCCAGCAATGGGCAGAAGTGTTCGGCCGTGTCGTCCGGCTGGTCAAATTCAGCCAACGCGAGGTGATCCGGGAATATGGTGGAAAATGAGCAAGCCACGCGAGGAACAGACCGCCGACATGTCGGAGAGTTGGTGGGACGATTGCCGCGCCGCAGGCTTCACATCCAAGGAAGGTACGGTAGCAGCTGCGCATGAGCGAACCGGCCGCATCGCGCGAAGAACGCATCGCCGAACTGACCGAGCAATGGGAGGCGCAACTCCGTGCGGCTGGGTTCAATCACGCGGAGCGCGTGACGGCAGCCGCGCATCTGCTCCACATGCTGTTGTGCGACAGCCCGTCGATGGACAAGGCGGCCGCGAATCTGAGCGACATTTTCGTTGCCACCATGCAAGCGCTGCTGCGGCGGAAGGATTGGCGCAACAATGGACCCTAAAGAAGTTCCCGAACAGGTGTGGGCCTTGGTCGCGTGGCTCGAGGCGCGCAAGCTGTCGCGTTCGGCGGCGGTGCCGATCTTCGCCAGCGTGATGGCCTGGGGTATCGCCGAGCAGGCGCACGGCACGCCGGATGCCTATTTCGAAGAGGGCCTCGAACTCGGGCGAAAAATGTTGGAGAGCATCGCGCGCGACATGCGCGAAAAGTTCAAGCAGCAAGGATCAGTGTCGTGAGCGATCCGGTCATTGTTATTCCCAAGAACACCATCCGCATTGACACGATCTGGGCGTTTGTCTCGGTTGATCCCGAGGATGGCCGCCCGCCATTGGATGACGACCGCGATTATGTTTGGAACAAAATATCCAAATGCTGGTGCGGCTGATCAAGTTCAGCACCCGCGAGGTGCTCGAGGACTACGAATGAGCTACGTCGGCGTGTGGCTTTATGTGGTGCTGTTTACGGGCCTGCTTGCAGCCGGTGGTCTGATGTACGTCGGGATAGCCGGTCAACGTGCGTTTGCCCGGCGGTACGCCGCTGCACAAATACGGCCCACGCCCAGGCTCGATCATGGTCGTGACACGCCAGAGGGCGAATTCCGACTTGAAGACGGCAGCATGCTCTATGTTGTTGACGGCAAACGCGTCGCCGAGCGAGTTGGCGATGGCGACTGGGTCATTCACGTGCCCGGCTGGCATCTCGAGGACGCCTACAGCGGCCAGACCGGCGGCGTGGTGACATTGGTGTTTTATGATCCGGAGGACGCGGCGTGATTGTTCCATGGGTGCGGCTGTATCGGAACATCGACTTAGGGCTGATCGAGGTCATGCTTGACGACGACGATCCGCGGCCCGCGCGCGAGCAGCTCGATGCCAACTATCAACATGGCGGCGGCTGGCAACCGCTGCGCCTCTTTAAGCTGCTGGACAATGGTTGCCTGCAATATCCCGGTGATCCGCTGTTCAGGCCGCTGGCCGAGGCGCGGCTGCGCGACGAGCTGATCAGATTCTACGAGCATGAGGTGGTCGCGATCATCCAGCCGGATGGCTGCTTCGAAGCCGCGCGCATGGATTAGCCACCGTGGATTGGTCAGCTGTTGCGGACTACTTGGAAGTTGAAAGCCTCGGCTTGCAGGAGCGGGCCGAGTTTGGGTTTCCGAATGATCCGCAAACTCAACGAGAGATGCGAACGCGCGCGGCGATCTTTGGCACTTTCGCACAAGCGATCCGTGCCGGTATTGAGGATCTGGATGGCTGAAAAAAGTGTGCTCATTTGCTGTCGTGTGGCCGATATCGATCCGCCCGTGGCCAGCACCGTGGATAGCTGCAGCGAGTGTCGCAAGGCAGTGTGGCGCGCGCGGTCGTCTCCGGATACTGATTTGGTGCTCTGCATGCAATGTGGCGAAGCGCAAATCCGTGCCGATCAGGCGGCGGGCAAAGAAGTCGTATTCGAAAGACTGAGCGACGAGCAACGGAAAGAAATAGGAAAATACTATGGCTGAAGATCACACGCTCGGCGACCAGCCGATCGAGCAGCAATATCGCGACAAGATGAAAAAGCTCGCGCATGCCCTCGATTCAATTTTGAACGACGGCGCCAAGGGCGACGACCGCAAGACCGGCTTTTGCCTGATGGTGTTCCCGTTCGAAGCCTTTGACGGGCGCGCCAACTACATCAGCAATGCCGAGCGCGCGGACATCGTCATCTTGCTGAAAGAGCAGCTGCGGCGCTTCGAAGGCCAGCCGGAACTGAAGGGTACGGCATGAGCGACGAACTGCACGCCGAGCTGCGGGGAATGATCAAGCGCGCGTCGGAATGGGCGGGCGAGCATTTTGACAAGCATGGCGAGATTTCCGGCATGTGGCATGCGGTGTGCGTCGACGGTCAGGAATTCGCCATCGATCATCCGCGCGGTAGTAAGGATTTCGCCGCCGACATAGTGCGCGTGCTATTCCGCGCAGCCAACGTGGTCCGCTGCATTTATATTGATGAGGCGTGGCTCGCGTACCTGACCGGTGACGAAGCCGATGCGGTCGAGCGCCGTCTTGCCGCTGGTGGCACACTGGAAACACAGCCGGGTCGGCAAGAGGTGGTGGCATTCACCGGCGAGGATCAATATGGCTCACTCACTGCGCATCGGCCGATCGAAAGACCCGCGAACGGCAAGCCCTATCTCGGCCCATTAACGATTGATGTGCCAATGTCGGTTTCGCGTGGGCGCTTGGTGGGCGTGCTGCCACGACGTGGACAAACCGCGCATTAAGCTTGACTTGTCCGGCATCGTTAGGCGAACTTACGCGCCACGAGGACTAAACGACGCCAACGGCGTTCGACCGTGTTATCAGATCTTCACGTGTGAATCGGAATTCCTTGCGGGGCGACCCGAGAGGATGTTTGCGTAGCTGAACTTGTTGACCCGACCTAAACGCAACACGCAGGAGTATCCAAATGCAATCTTTTATGGCCTTGATTACTCCACTTGGAGGGGGTGGCGGTGGGCCCGTCGATCCTGGCTACGGCGTGCCGGGCTGGCCGTCGCATCCGATCGCACCGGGTGGCCCGCCGCCGGGCATTTGGCCGAGCCCCGGCCATCCGTCGCATCCAATCGCCCCCGGCGGCCCCCCGCCATGGGTGTCGCATCCGATCCCGCCCGGTGTGTGGCCGTCGCCTCCGGGGCAAGGCCCTGTTGATCCAGGGTACGGCGTGCCGGGCTGGCCGTCGCATCCGATCGCACCGGGTGGCCCGCCGCCGGGCATTTGGCCGAGCCCCGGCCATCCGTCGCATCCGATCGCCCCCGGTGGCCAGCCTCCTGGCATTTGGGGCGGCGGCAATCAGCCGTTCCCCACACCGCCGATCTATATCCCGCTTCCTCCAGGTGAGCAGCCACCGGAGCCCGGTGATGGTCTATCGCCAACGCATCCGATCGTGATCCCGCCGCCTCCTGGTACGCCGGATACAGGTGACAAGGCGTTGGTACATGTCTACGTCGTTGGTGTTGGTGGTGTTTGGTTCCTAATCCAGCCACCTCCGCCTGCGCCGACGCATCCGATCGCTGAACAGCCTCCGGGACAACCGAAGCCGAGCTGATAAATGCTGATCTCCGCGCCGGTGGTTTGAGCTGGCGCGGAGCTTTCCTTTCACCCACCACTGCGAGGACATCATGAACAAGCCACTGACGAACGACGAACTGCAGAAGATCGCGGTTGACTATCCGCCGCCGCCGCTGAGCATGCTCGACCGGCTGCTGCGATGGGCTGACTTAATCGACGCGCATCAGAAGCAGCTGAGACCTGTGCATGAAATCGAATACTGGTCGAGGCGCATGCTGGCGACCGCCGCGTCGGTCGGTACGGCGTTCGACCTCGCCGCCTCCGATCCGCAGCTCAAGGCTGCTGGTCTGATCAGTTCAGCGCCGACCGATATCATGCGCTTTTTCGAAATGCACATGAGCGCGTTGCATTACATCACCTGCGATTGCGGCGGCTACATCAGCAATGCTCATATGGCCGACCGTATCCGTACATACGCACGGACGTTCCATGGACCAGTCGATATCGCTCCACCGATCCGCGAACTAAGGCTGCATGGCCCGACCGGCGCGACCGGCCCGGCCGGTGAAACCGGCGAGATCCGCTTCTAACCACACGGCACTCGGCGCCAGTTCGTCTTTGAGCTGGCGCCGAGTTTTCTAAAAGAACAACAATATGAAAAGTTTTTACATTCAGCTGCTTGCCCGGCTCGACATTGAGATCGAAGCCGAAAGCGAGGAAGCCGCCCGACGACTGATCGATGACGCGTTCCGCGTCGATCGCATCGATGATCCGCTCAACCACACCAATATCAAGCTACACTGGCCATTGAGCACCAGTTTCCTGCAAAAACAGATGGCGCGCGCACATGTGCTCGGCGCCGTCGGCGAGGCACCGTGCGAGATCGTGGAAAGTTTCGAGCAGCCAGCATGAAGTTTACCGCCATCGCGCTCGGGCTCGGCCTCGTATTGAGCAGCTGCACCGGCGATCGTACCAAGATCGAGGGCAGCACCCGCGAGATCGACGTCGCCCCTATGTCGCGCGACGCCGAGCGCCAACACATTATCGAGCAGGGCCAGGACTTCTGCGTCCGCTACAAGGATGATGCGGCGTGCAAGCCGCGGCGCTGAGGATCGAAGCAATGGCAGATGACGATCTGGTTTATTGGCGCGTCGGCGACGATTTTGATGGCCCGCTCGACAAGGCGCGCGCCGCCGTGGATGCCGCGGGCGAGCAGATTGACGCCGCGTTCAATGTGCTGTCCGAGGAACTAGAACAAGTCGTCAGTAGCAATGTCAAAGAAGCACTGTTCGACTATCTCGGCGAGGCTAGTTTCGCCATCGATTACCGTGTCGGCGGCTCGCCTATTATCAGCTTGACCGGCGTGTACCACGACTTCAACGCACCGATGCCGAAAGGGATCTCACGCGATCTCGGCGACTTGCTGTTCGCGCTATGTCACAGCTGGGAGGAGGAACAGCCTGATCATCCGATGGCGGACTTGGCGCGCGCTTTGCTGGCGGCGTATCATGAATGGCGGGCGCAGCGTATCGCTGACGATCGCTACGCGCGCATCCCCGAGCCAGCCATTGATGAGGACGGCGAGCCGGTGAAGCGCGAGCCGATTCCTAACGATTATCGCGAGCGTGAAAAAGAAGGATGATGACTGCCATGGCGACCGAACAGACCGAACTGCAGCGGATCTTGGAAGACATCAACCGCGTCATCGAACCATCGGCGATGAGCAAAAAAGAGGCGGTGGAATTTCTCGAACAACTGATCAGCGAATGCGAGAGCCAATGCGAGGCACTGCAGGAGGAGCTGGATGGCGAAGACGACGAAGAAGAGGACGACGAAGGCGAAGACGAAAAGGCCGGTTAAGCGCAGCCGCAAGCCGGTCCAACCGCACATCGTTGGAGACGTCGCAATGGCGATTGACCGCCACCTCAACGGCGACGGCCCGCCGGGCACCAAGTTTATCCTGGTTCTTTGGGGAGGGCGCTGGGACCTCGGCGCCGTGCTGAGCAATGGCAGCTATCGCTTGCCACATGGCGGCAAGGGGTGGGACAGCGTCACGGAGCTGGTGGAACACGCCAAAGCATTCGTGTACGAACGCGAGGTCAGCTATCCGCTACCCGGTCGATGAAATTCCCGACGCGGTGTGATAGACCGTTGTTGGTGGCGTCTCAGGTATCGATTTGTCCTCGGCCTGATCGAGGCCGCCAAGGGGGCGCCGGAGCAATCCGGCGTCCTTTTTATTTTTGTCAGTCGTCCTCTTCCATTCGGTCGGCGATCCGTTTGAGCTTCTTGGCCCAGTATGCGAAATGCGCCGCATCGTCACTGCCGTCTTTGCGTTTGCGCGCATCTGCTGCCAACTCTCGATAAAGCTCGGCGGCGTCGCGCCGCAGGTACTGTTTGAAGGCCTCGAACGAGTCGAATACGACGACGTTCTCAAAGTATCTGTGTTCGATCTTGCCGTCGGGACGGATCAGCGCGTAGCGCGGGCCCTCTTCAACACCGGACGTCGTGATCGGATAGGGTCCGTGATATCGCCAATACTCCGATCTAATCATAAATCCGAGCACGGGCTCGGGTTCGGAAAGTCGGGTCTCGACGGGTTCAGTTTCGTTCTCGTCTATCCGGATCAGTTGGAAGTCCTGCACCGGAAAAGCAGCAAGCATGCCGGGTTGATTTGTTTCGGGCATAATTCACTTCCGCCCGTTTGGGTGCGCCCGTAACCACTCCCCGAGACGGCCGCAAAAATGCTCGTCAGGATGCGCGTCGCAAAACGCAAGAATGTCCTGCTCGATGTTCGCTTTATCTTGCTGCTCGCGCTTCGAAAGGCGCGGCGGCGGATCGGCTTGGCGCGGAGTCGGATCGACTCTAGGCGGCGGATCAACGCGCAGCGGTGGCGGTGGCGCGACCACGGGGCGCGGCGCGGGCGGAATGGCAAGCGGTGGCGGAATGATCACCACCGGCGGCGACGTCGGCACGATCGGCGGCCGGAAGTAGGGCGAGCTGGTGCAGCCATAGATGTTGCAATAGAGCACACCGCCACCGAACGCGGGCGGCGGCGCGATGCCAATACCACCCAGCAACGCACCAGCGATCAGCGGCGCAATGTTAATTCCCATGGTCGCTGTCCTCTTGCGGCTGTTGCAGCGCGACGCGACCTTTGTCGGTGATCTTCACCCACTGGATTTTCCAGTTCCAGGGCGGCCGGATGGTGCGCAGCTCGGGGCGGATGAAATCGCGCACCACGAGCTTGTAGAGCGTTGCCGGTTTGACGTTGTGATTGCAGCACAGATTGTGTTCGGTGGCGCCGGATGGGCATCCGTCCAAGATAGTGAGCACGGCGCGCTCGGCGGGGTTGATGTTGGTCATTGATCAAGCTCCGCACGGCAGCGGCACGAGATACGGCGCGAACATCCAGCCGGAGGTGACCGGCCCGACGACGACGTGCAACCAATTGCTACCGTTGCCGCCGTCGATCAGCACCCGCGTTCCCGGCCAGTAGGAGGCCAGCACCGGCCCGTTCGGCCAGCTGCGCAGATTGAGCAGGCCGCCATAGGAGACCGCGGCGCAGGCGGGCGGTGGTGCGATCACTGGCTGTGCGATGACGATCGGCGCGGGCTCCACGACCACCGGCGGCGGCTGCACCACGATCGGTGGGGGTTGAACTACGACCGGTTGCACGATCAGTTGCGCATGCGCCGGGGTGAGCGCGGCCGCCAGCGTTGCCGCGGCCACGAATTGCTTCCACATTTGGTTTTTGTCCTCGTTGTTGATTTTACCCGAACAGGCGCCCGATGAACGCGAACAGATCCAAGATCGCGAACAGCCCGCCCCATGTGAATTTCCCTTGCTCCGGCTTTTTGGGTCGGTTCGGATCGGCGCGGTAATTCTCGCTGAGCTGCTGTAAGGGCGACTTGCGCATTGGTTGGGTTCAGTTTGGTTGGGGTGGCCAGAGTTGTCCCCACATGACGGTCCACGTCACGTCCGGAAGGTCATTATGTTCAGTTTTGATCCAGCGACAGGATTGATTGGTGCCAACGGGATGCACGCAAAGCTTGACCAGATTACAGCTGCCCGTGACCTTGACGATTTCGAAGACCGGGCCGGTGTCGTAACGGAACTGATCGCCGACCAGTGGCGGTGCACACGCATGTGCCGCACCAGATGCCGCGACAAGGCAAGCCGCAGCGAGCATTCCAACTGCCAAGTGCTTGATCATTTTGTCCTCGTTTCCTACACCTCTAATATAGGGCATGCCGCCCTATATGCAAGATGTGCACGATGCGGCACTTCGGTTACCGCCAGCGATCGCTCCGCGGTGCGCTGGTAGTGCCGAGCACATTGCCGCGCGCGTCGTAGTCTTTGGTGGTGTTGCCGATTGTCGTCGAGGTGCCGCGGCTGTTGCCGCGCGCGTCAAAGAACCGGCTCGAGCCGTCGCCCAGCGGCACGATCGTGCCAAGGCTGCGGCCGTCCGGGCCATAGGCGCGGCTTTGCTCCGCAGCCATCGCGGTCGAGATCATGAGCGTTGCAACGAGCGCGGCGAGCACGCCAGCCAGGATAAGCCAGCCGCGCATGTCGTACGCCGCCGCCGTGTCGATCGACACCGGCGCCTGCACTGGCGCGGCCACCGACCGGATCGGTTTGACATTGCTCCAGTCGACCGACCGCCAGTCCAGCTCCTCGCGTGGAGCTGGCCGCCGGGTTTGTTGTCCTTTCGGCCCAAGTGCGAGCAACAGTAGGAACGTGATCAGTGGCGAGACGATAAACGAAAGCACGGCCCAGCCAGCGCCATCGCGATTGAACTTGCGGCTTGCGGCAATGCCGACGATGACGCTGAGCGTCATCCAGGTCAGAAAAATAAGCATGTTGTCCTCGTTTGGTTTGATGTTTCAGGCGTGATTGCTCAGCGCTAGCACTAGCATCATGGTCGCCAGCACCAGCGCCAGAATGACCCACCAGCGTGGTTGATCGAGCATTCGCTACGCTCGGTTCTCGAGCTGGCGCAATCGTTCCAATACATCCATGCGGATCGTGTCATCCAAGCGTTCGATTGCGCCGCCTTGGATCTGGACTTGATCGCGCAGTAATCGCATTTCGTTGCGCACATGACGCAACTCCAACAGCACGCGCTCAAGCTGGCGAGAGATGAACGCGAGATCAGGTTCGGTCATCGCCCTTGTCCTTTGCACGCCGGGTCCTCAGTGCTGAACTTCGCATTCATGGATCGTGAAATACTCGCGTCCATCAAGCGCATCGAAGTACGCGTCGGCCAGTTCTTTCGGATCGGCCGGACGCGTGCGGGT